ACCTTCTATATCGAGTGGGCAACTCTATAAACTGCACCCTAAAAACCTAGTAAAACAAACTTAGTCATTTATCAGCTATCCGAAGACAACTGAATTTTCATAAGAATCAACATCTAGGTAAATAAGATGTAGTACAGTTGCCCCCGTCACGACATTAAAAATGCCGTATACCCGGGTGCCGGGTAATTAATATATTGGTCGTGTTGGTAAAGTACCTGTAGAAACAGGCTTTACACGCTTAAAGACCGGAGGTTGTCCGATCCACATAAAAAGCGAAAAGTCTTCTCCGGCAGCCACAAAGCGGCTGACTGGGTGCTTTAAAACACCCGTGCCGGAGGTAACAACGACCATGTGTCCCCCGTTTTGTCCTTTATGGTGATAATCACCAACGGGGTTTCCGCTCATGAACCTGCGTGCAGGCGCAAAGCGCCTATTGGCATAATACGGAAATTCCACCTCAAGAGCTCCATCAGTACTGGAGCCCACTATGTCGGACCCTGCATGTCCGTTCATTGCATTGAGTGAGGCTGCTGCAAATGCATTTTCGTCGACATAATCGACATTGTATGGGAGTACACCAGAAAACGTTTGATTGAGAGGAAGAGCAAAACGTCTAACGAACAAATGTCCGTCAGCTCTGGGCGTAATATATTTGGAGCGTAAAGCTCCACGCCAACCTACATAACAAGGGGTAAACCAATTGATCAAGGTCATACCCGAGTAATTGTAAGGTCTGTTTGCTGGTGTAGCCGTGGGACCTGTGAGATGCCTTGGCAACAGGTTCTCTCCTGGTTCAATCGGAAAATTACTTTCGGTAATTGTTATTTGAGTCGCATCAGTATCATTTAAATAGGACATATGATATGAATAGCGTTTAAGCAAAGACCGCAAAGAAATTATGTTTTCACCAAAATACACGTGCGTCCGAGGATCCGTTATACTATCAGGGGATCCGATGGATGTAATTGATTCTGGCGATTCAGGAATATTATCAGAGTCCTGGATCGCCTCCTCACCGCTCTGTGGTTCGAACTCACAATCCCGCAACATATAACTATCGGGATTAGCAAGTTCAAAATCAGGACCAGCAGAAACGAAAAGGTTGATGAAAACCGGTTGACCAAGGGCTGGACTAGGAGAAGTGAGTTCATTAACAACTTCAATCCTAATCTGACCATTATGGTGATCTTTGGAAGTAGAGACAGTCCCTCCAGGATGGTTATAAAAACCTGATCCCAGCCTGTCTAGAACGCGCAACCATGAAAGTGGTTGATTCCAAGAAACCATCATCTCGAAATCACGATTTGTTGCCAAATCAATGATACGAGAATAGGTCTGATTCTCAAAAGGAGAACCTGCAGCATGTGCATATGGATCATAGGATAATCGAATACGTC